CATTCGAGACACCGCCATTCGCGTTCGCATTGTTGTACCCGCGATAGACCACACCGCCTGTGGCTGTGCTTATCCAATAATAATCTGAATAGTATGTGCTTGATGAGCCATTCATCGAGCCTACTGGCACCACCGCCATCAGCTTACCATGAGCCACCGCCGTTATCCAGTTACCGCTGGTTGTCGCACCCTTTATCATGATCGTGCTGCCATCGGGCATCCAAATGCGCCACTTGCCCTCATTGCCGCTCGTGTTCGGCAAGTCCACACCGTCCATCATGTCATACTTGTGTCCGTAGATGTCCTCATAGCCCAGGCAGCAGATATTGTTCACCTGCGTCACCTTTGCAGCACCATACTCGTCCTTCTCCACATACCAGGCATATTGGTGCACTCTGTTCTCGTCCACCAGACTGTTTGTAACATTCGGGTTGATTGCCTTTGCGCCCTCATAGCCTATAGTGTCCTGCATGCCTCTTGACATCGTGCCGCCAGTCGTGCGCATATTCGTATGCGAACCTGCGCCGCACTGCTCCTGCATGTTCCTCCTGCCATACTTCGCGTATGCAAGGTTCGCAATGCGGAAGTGCATCAGAGCGTCAATCTGCTGCATACCTCGCTGCACGCTGTAATAATGAAAGTCCGTCCATGTCATGCTTGCTGTAGTGCTGCCGCCCGTTATGCAGGCACGCAGCTTGCTGCCCACAACAGAACTGCCCACAACAGCGCACAGATGCTCATCGTTCGCAAACCATTCAGGCTCCATATCCTCTATCTTGCTGCTGTTGGACAGCACCACCTTGTCAAACTCGGCTGTGTTCAATATAGAGAAGTACAAAGTCTTGGCTCCCTCAGGCACATCGCTGATGAGATACATGCCAGCCTCAAATCTGTTTCCCAACGTTGGCACCACGACGCTCTTTACCACATTGCCGTTCACGTCGGCAAATGCGCTGCCCACAAGGTTCGTGCCTGGCACACTCGGCCAGCGGACACGCTTGTGCTTCGACACATCCACCACGCACACCGAATAAGAGCTGTCCGTACTCATGGCATTTGTTATGGTGTCCCTGCCACTCATCACTTTCCTGCCTTTAGTGTAACCGCCCTGCACCGCCTTGATGTCATCAAGCGTCAATACGTCCACATTCGGCACAGCCGGCATGTGATCCTGGTCATTCGAGCTGTAGCAGCTGTAGTTCTTGCTGTTCAAGAAGTCATTCACACCCTTGCTCCAGAAGAAAGGCTCGTGCATCATCAGGTCACCCTCGCTGCTGTCAAGTTTGGCAGGAGTTCCGTCGGCATACTTGGTGCTGTCCTTATCGTCAAGCTCCATGTAAGTCATCTCGCCGTCCAGATTGTTCACCACGGTATCGACATTAGCGATGTTCACGTTCCTCGTGGTCGCCTTCTTTGTCACCTTCGCAAGCACTCTATGGCGGTTCTTCAGTATCGTAGCCACATGGCCGCTTGGCTTGTAGTCGTTGCCGTACTTGTAGCCCGTTCCGTTATCCAAGTTCGAGAGATTTGCATCGTCTGCCACGCTCTCGTCGCTCTCCAGCATTGTATATTCAGGCTGCTCGATGTTCAGTTCCGGATAGTGTTCAGTATATGCAGCATAGGTCTCATCATCAACGTAACGGGTCAAACGGTATGTTCCCACCAGTCGACAGGTGTCCACGTTGCCGCCTTCCTCGTCCACTCCGCCCGTCTGCATCAATGAGGCAAGCAGGCTGCCGTCGCCTTCCATGTCGATGCCGGTCACACGCAGATACTTCACGTTTCCACACCTTGCGTGCAGCGTCTGCCAGTCCACACCCGGGCAATTGTCCACCACAAGCCTGTTGATGTTGCTTGTGCCCTCCAGCGTCAGACCGCTGGTCGTCAGTTTGCCCAGATAGCGCAGTTCCAGTGTCTGCAACGTTGCCGGAAGCGTTACGCTCGTCAGCGGAGCACCCTGTGCAAAGTTCACTCCGGTCAGGGCCGTCTTGCCTGCCTTCAGTGTCTCCAGCTTCGTGTTGTTGCTCAAGTCTATACCAGTGAAGCTGCCTGACTTCAAGCCGGTCATATTCAGCGTACGCAAGTTTCGGCAGCCGTTCACCAGCAATGCGTTCAGCGTTGTCTGTGTCTGGCCGCAGCTCACGTCAAGCGTCCGCAGGGCGGAGCAGTTGTTCAGGTTCAGAGTCTGGAGTATGGCATGGCTCACGTCCGTTAGGTCAAGCCCCATGATGCGACTCGCACCGTAGATGTACTGCGGGTCATTCACGATGAGGTCCGTGTCAAGCGTCAGTTCCACCTGGCTTCCCGTGTCCTCAGCCAGCACTGCGCTCTGGTGCGGTGTGCCGCTCGTATAGCCGTAGCCGAAGAAGTAGCGCTCGCTCGCCGTGATTTTTATCTTCCGGTTGTCACTTCCGAACTTGTAGCCGAAGTAGGCCGCGAAACTGTCCTTTCTGTATGTACCGCACACATACTGGCTGTCCAGCAATGCAAACCGGTTCTGGATGGTATAGGTGCGGTGCGCATATCGGCTGCCCTGGAGTGCATAAAGATAGTCATAGTAACTCGTAGTGCCGTCAGCCGTCGTCACACCCTCCGTCAGCGGTTTGATGTACTTGTAGATGCCGTCCTTGTTGTAGATGCGCTCACACCAGTTGCCCATCATCTCCTCATTGAACACCTTCAGCACATACTCCAGCGACATCGTGCTTCGCAGCTTGTCAGCCACCTCCCTCAGTTTGTCCGGACAGCCTCTCACAAGTTCCCACAGCACGGAATCGTGTCCTGCAAACGCATACGAGCCGATGCTCTCGTCCATCGTCTCCCACGTTATCGTGTAGTCGTATTTCAGAACCGAGTCGTTGCGCTCACCGAACACCGTGTCCATGTCGTATGGGATGAAATACCATATCTTGCCGTCCCATGTCACGAGCATCATGTTCTTCGCGCGGTTGTCCACAGCCATGAAGTAGTCCGTTATCAGATACCATGCAAACGGCGAGTCGTTGCCGAAGTATTCCGCATATTCGTTCAGAAATTTCGTCGGGTTGCCCTTGCACGAGTATATCCACTCCCAAAGGCGCTTCACTGCCGCCTTGTCGTCCTCATGCGCCGTCGCCCATGTGTCGTCGGCCTTGAAGCGGAACTCCAGAGCGTCGTCAAACGTGTCCATGTTGCTCGTACCGAACAGACATAATGTCTCCGAGTTGTTCAGGAACTCCAGGCAGATGCACTTGTTGCGCCCGCCCTTCAGTGCAGCCTCGTCATTGAAGCCCTCGATACCCTCAAAGCCGTAGATGATGCCGCTGCCGCTCTTCTCGTTGTTGAAGTTGTACTTGCCGAGATACACGTTCTCACCCGTGCCGTTGTTGTCGTAGAACAAATCTATCGGGAAACCGTCCACGCCGATTCTCACATCGTAGTTGCCCTTGTAGGCCATTTGTGGCGGAGTCAGCCAGCCGCATCTCTTCCAGATGTCGTTCACGATTCTCACCGCACCCGTATTATGCGTAGATGAAGAATCCGAGAAGTCCGCCTTCAGACAGAATATGTCTATCGGTCTTGCACCTGGTTTGAACGAATATTTGAAGTCCGCTACCTCCACACCGTTCACATACAGCTTCGTGCCGTACTTCGTCGAGCGGCTGAAGTAGATGCGGTAGTTCTTTCTCGGGTAGGTCGTCGATGAGGTGCCTTGTATTCTCAGTCCGCACTGGTAGATGATGAAGTCATACTCCTTACCGTAGGCAGAGTAGAAGTAGATGTCCACCGGAACCTCAAACTTCTTGTTATTCGTCTGGTTCACCAGGTTCACGTCGCCCACGATCCTCATCACGCTCTTGCCCATTGCACGCAGTTTGTCTATATCGACATCAGTGCCCTCGTCGTCCATCACCTGGTTCTTCTCGAACAGCACCACCATCTCGTCGCTTGTCGGACGGTCCACCATATAGTTCGACAGTTCCTCATCATCACCCAACGCACGGTTGTACACACGCATGTTCCGCACCTCTACATCTGCACTCTCGCTCGTGATCTTGATGTTCGTGGGTTCTGCCTGGAGCAGCGAGTCCGTTGAGGCATACTGCTTCGCGCCGCATAGGATGCCGTTCACATACAGCATCATCAGTCGGTTGCCCTTCTTCTCCTGCACCACAAAGGCTATCTTCAGCGTCAGACCGCTTGCAAACTTAGTGCCTACTTCCGAACCTGCGCCCGTCCGCATCAAAGCCTCCTGCGTCGTCAGTCTGAAACCCACGCCGCCGGTCATGCAGTCCACCACCGTACCCCTGCGGTCGGTCACGTTTGTGCATGTCAGCTCCATCTCGTAGGTTGCGCCAGTGGTGGTCGCATCGTTGCCGAAAGGCTTGTACCCGATTTCTACATTCGCGCCGTTCGTCAGCTTCAAGGCATCTCCCGTCCAGCCGTTGCTCTGCCAGTCAAAACCTTCAAACACCGTTTGAACGTCGTTATAACGCCATTCAGCAGGCTCGCTCTCGGCATTGCTTCTGCCGGCTGCCGACAGTTTCAGCACAAGTCCGGCAGTCGCCTCGCTCAGGTCAATGCCGCTCTCCGTCACCTTCACGTTCAGCTTGTATTCCGTGGTGCCGCACTTCAGCACCATCGCCACGTCGCCCTGCTCCAGGAAACGGTTTGTATATACCTGCGTAGTCCTCGGTACGCTCACCGTCTGCGTCCGTATGCCGTCTCGCCACACACCCACGGTCGCCGGGGTCGTTGTCGGGTCATACGCCACAAAGTCAAATCTCACCTGCTCATACTGGCCGGTTTCAATAGTCGGGGTCAGATGGTCGTCCGCAAAAATGCGTCCGTCACCGAAGGTCAGCTTCGTGCCGATATACGGAGCGTTCTGTCCGGCCTTCAGAATGTCAAAGTAGATGCTCTCGCTCTTCAGCGTCAGCTCCGCGCTCGCCTCCATCTCGGCGACGATCTGCACCGTGTGCCGTCCGATGCTCACTCCCGACATCGACAAGGAGAAACTGCCGTTCGTCGTGCCGCTTCTTTTCACAGTCTGCGAGTCCCACTGGTGTCCGTCCAGATACAGCGTCACGGTTTTGTCGCCGCTTCCGCTCACCGCAAAGGGGATGCTCACCGCCTCGCTCACGCCGTAGCCGCCCTTGGCGACACACTCGGCTATGTTGAAGCTGCTGCTCAGCGCAAGGGTCACAGCCTTCACGCTCACATAGCTCTGCCTCGTCTGTGTCTTCCCGGTGGTCGGGTCGGTTGTGGTAGCCCTCACATAGATGTCTGTCGTTCCGAGCAGCAGGTATTTCGTCAGATCCAGGGTATAGGTTCCCTTGCTCACATCATGCTGCGTGTCTGCATACATCACGGTCGCGCCCCTCTTCATCTCAATGCTGACTGTTGCCTTCTGACCCGTGGATGTGCCTTTCTCGTCACCGCTGCTGTACTGGTGGTCATACGTCCATGTCAGCATCGCGCTGTCACCTTCCTTGATGATGGTCTTGCTGACGGCTGCATCCAGCACGATTTTCGTGGTCGAAGCGTCACCGCCTCCACCGCCGCTTCCTGCCGGAATGTCCGCAGACGCTATCTCCGCACCGCTCTTGTTGGTCAGTGCCAGGCGCACGCTGCTGCCGTCGTCACTCAGTTCGGCGTTCATGCCCAAGACGGTGCTCGCCTCTATCTCCATCAGCTTCGCCGCCACCGCCGCGTTCTGCACCGGGTTCGTCGAACTTACGTTCAGGCTCTCGTCCACCTCAGTCTCGCTGATGGTGATGGCGACGTTGCCGTCCTCGCCAGGCTCCAGCTTCTTGCCGTTCAGCGTCACGCTCTTCACCGTGCCGTCGCCGCCAAAGTCCTCCCAGCTTGCCGCCTGCTCCCAGCTCTCGATGTTCGTGCCCTTGAACTGCTTGGTCTCCCATTTGCCCTGTGCCGTCTCGTAGGTGATGCAGCGTCCCTTCGCACGTGCCTTTCCTTCCACGGCTGCTATGGCGGTCTCAAGCGTATAGTATCCGCTCTCCAGCGGAACCTGCTCCGTCACGTTATAGGTGTTGCCACCGCCGCTTCCGCTTATCTCCACCAGGTTCTCTTCCTCATCGCTCCACACATACACCACGCCACCGCACACATACGCCTTGTCCTTCAGTACCTCCGTGCGCACATCGTTCATGTACATGTCTGCGCCTAACCAGTTATTGCAGTATATGTTACCATTCTTCCCGCAGAAGGATTTGTTCACCGTGTCATAGTACACACCGTCTATCTGGAGGTATGATACAAGTCGTATCTCCACGCCTTCCACCAGCCCGTCAAACCGCGCTGTCGCGCCGTTCCTCGCAGCCAGTGCCGTGTCCTTGTACTCCGATTCCACACTTTCTGCCTTTGCCACAGCAGCGTTGGTCTTCTGGGCGGCATCCGTGGCCTTGCTTGCCGCATCATTGGCAGTTTGGACCGCAGACTCCGCTGTTGATGCTGCCGTATCTGCTTTCTTTGCCGATGCGTCAGCCACAGCAGCAGAAGCCTTGGCGACAGCTGCTGCATCTTCCGCAGGTTTCGACAGCAGTTTCAACGGGGCGCTCACCACCGTCTCGCCTCTCATGGCAGGGAGGCTCACCACACCGTCCAGCGTGCTCACAGCTTCCAGCTCGTCCACACTCTGGCTGTCAGTCTTTATTTGGTTCACCACATCCTGGACCAGTTCCTTTTTCTCTTCTTCTGTCAGTGCCATAGTCATTCGGTTTTGTTGTTATTGCCTATTTGTTCGTTCAATCCGTCAATGAAGCCGGGCACACACAGTTGCTCGGCAACAGTGCGTATCAGTTGCACCTCCTCATCGGTGTATTCAACTGCACCCTTATTCTCGTATATCTTCAGGGCGAGGGCATGTGCCTTGATGCCGTTCACGTTGTTGTAAATCATGTCCGCAAATGTTTCGCGCACATCCATTGGCCGTGCCACCTTGCGACTGACCGATGTATAAACATTGAAATGCTCGAAGTCTATCCTTTTCATCGTATCTCTGTTTTTAACTTGAATGATTCAGTATCTGGTATCGGAAGCCGTCCACCCTGCTAATGAGCACGGTCACGCTGTCACCTTCCGCCATTTTGTAGTTTGTGAGGTTCTCATTGTGGTCGTAGATTCCGGCCAGCGTTATGGGTAATGACCCAGCACGCACCCGGAATGTCACAACCGTGGCAAAGTCCTCAGGAAGTTCGGTTAATCCGAATTTTTCAGCCACTGATGACTCGCTTGGAAGCGTTACCTTCACGCCTGACGACTTATCTTTCTTGAAGTACATCAAAATCACGTTGGCCTGCGAGAAATCAACCGAATAAGAAGTTGCATTCGGGTCAAAGGTCAGTATCTTGGCCTTGGTGTTCACAAAGGACGGTGCCATCAGCGCAGCATTTGACCAAATACCGTAGTTCTTAGTTCCGCCTGATACATGGATAAACAGACCGTAATTCGCCTGGTCCAAGCCATAGTTCCCATATGTGTTTGGGTGTTCATTTACGATACGCCCGGTGGCAGTGAACGCACCGCCTGCAGTTCCCGGTATTACATCGTTGCCGAACATCACATAGCCATCATTACCACCCACACGGAAGAAATTGCTATATATGGCAAGGGAACCGCCTTCACCGCTCTGCGTGGCTTCCGATCCGATACGTCCATTACCAATGGTGAAGCCGCCTATGGTGCCTTTATATGATTCTATTTCACCCGTAAACTTTCCATTCTTCGCCTCAATGCTGCCGTCCTCCAATATCTTAAAGTTCTCATTGGCGGTTACAAGTCCCTCCAGCTGTATATTTGATGCCTTTATCTTAACGCCGTCCTGACCAGCACCGACAAAGGATTTCAGGTTGCCATCCACATCGATTGCATACAGCCCCGACACCTTGGAAGTAACGATTAAGCCCGTCTCTTCCAGTGCTCGCTCGTCCTTGTCATACACGGCTGCCGATATTTTCACCAGCCGCTCAGACTGCTCAAACAGCGTTTTGTACTTGTACGTCAGCGCCTCAATCTTGTCCGTGCTCAGCACAAGCATATACAGATAGATGTCGCCGTCAAACGCCAGCTTGAAGTCGCCCGTGCCGTTCCACAGTCCGCTGCAGGTGTATTGCACATAGCCGCCGGTAGCAGCGATTTCCTCGCTCACCTCCATACTGTTGAAGTCCGCAAACCCCGTCTTGTCAACATTCTCAAAACCTATCTTCAGCGTGCCGCTCTTTGCGCAGCGATAAAAGAAACTCAGATACACTGGCAAGGCTTCCTTCTTTCCGGCGCTGTTTGTTGGAAAGGTCGGCACAAAGCGTAGATTCTCATGCTTCTGTCGGATATACTTGTTGCGTATCCGCACCACCTTGCGTCCCATGTCTGTCACCACGCTCGCACCGTCACCCTTCTTCGATAGTGCTGCGCCGTTGGCCCATATCCACCTGTTGCCGACGAGGAAGAACACCGTCTCATTTTCCGAGTTCCACTTTTCCAGTCCCGATGCAAACGTCGGGTTGTTCAGATAGCCCTTCTCGCTTAGGAAATCGTTCCTCACGCTGTCAATCGCGCTCTGCACTTTGCCCTCCGTTATCTCAAACCGAGTCTTCACGTCCTCGCCTGTCTCCAGCACGAAGGTTCCCTTCATATAGGCATTGTCTGCATACAGTCCGTTACCCCGTGGTTGGCGGTCTGCCGGAAACTTGTCGTCCTTAATGCCGTCCAGATTACCGAGCCTTGCACGCAAAGCGTTGTCAAAGGTCTTGCCACTCACACCGTCCATCACATCAACTCTCGGCTGACCGTCCTCGGTGGCCGATATGAGCACCATATTCTGGCGGTCGGAGTTCGCCGTGTTGCCCATCAGCACACACTCATCACCCTCCTTCGGTTCCACGCCCTCGAACTCCTCCTTCACCACCACGATGCCAGTCTCCGTAACATCGGTCACTTCCACCCAGTAGCTCCGCATATCCTTGCCCGTGAACGTCTGGCAGCGCACCAGGTCGTGCAGTACAAACATATTCTCCTGCTCGAAGGTGATAAGATAGTGCTCGCCCGATTCCTCCACGGTCTTGATGCGTCCGTTGGCCGCGCTCACGCATATCTGACCGCCCACGCTCCTCACCTTCTCGATGAGCAGCTCCAACACGGCCATCGTCTGCCTCACCGTCAGTTTATCCACCGTCAGGTAGGTGCGCCCATCCTCACCTTTCCACAGTTGAAACCCTGCGCCCAGCAGTCCGTCCACAAACTGCCCAGCGCTTCTTATGCTGTCCGAGGTCACGGAGTCAAAGGTCACACCATCAGTCTTTCTCACTGGCTGATTCAGATAATCATCAAACTCATGGCAATCCCACTTGTCTGCATTGTCTGCTTCCTTGGCGTGGTCCGCCTCCAGTGCATGTTTCGACTCATCTGCGTTCACAGCATGGTCTGCCTCCTTTGAGTGGTCAGCTTCTATCGCATGGTTGCTGTCCTTGGCATGGATAGCCTCCTTCGTCAGTTCTGCGATGTCAGCCTTGGCCGCATGCGCAGCCTCCTTCACTGCCATGCCACCGTAAGCGGTGCCGCTCGTTCTCAGTGCCGACATACTGCCCTCGTTCTTTGGTTTCTTTATTACCTTGATGTCTATCATTGCTCAATCTCCTTAAGTGTCATTTCTGCATATCCTTCCTCAAGGTTGCGACTGATGCCCTGCACGAAGAAGGTTTTATCCATCATGGGATGGCGATAGTGAGCGAACAAACTCACGATGCCACCATCTGTATCCGTCAACTTCTGCGTCATAACAACCCTTGGTGCATGCCACTCTTTGTAATAGTAGTCCACATACAACTGCTCAGGCTTAGCGCTCACACTCCTCGAATAGTCATATAATGCCAGTAGTCCCTCGCCAGTAAGTGTGTTCAATGGGGTGCTCATCTTCACACTGTCTGTCACATCCAATGTCTGGCACTCCGCAGCTGTCAGTGCTGAGTTTATCTTCATTTCGATGTCGTCCTTCACGTTCACAAAGCTCTCCTTAGTGTCGCTCATGTAAACGAGGTCGTTATCACCAGTGTTGTTCACCAGTCCGTTGTCACTGTATATCTTCACCTCGAACTGCTCCACCATAATACTACTTACATGCGCCAGCAGCGGTATCGTCGTACTGTTCCATTTCGTGTGTCTGAACCACGTCTTGTGCCGTCTCGTCACCACGTCCCACAATGCGTTCACCGGCCCAAGGATCATAAACTTAACCCTACCGCTCACTTTGTCAGCCTTTTTGATTGGTATCGCTATACCCTCTGCATCGATTCCGAGCTCATAGTTCACGTTGTTTTGCAAATCGAACTTGGTGCCAACTATCTTGTCACCGATTTTCGGGTCAAAACCTATCGTAAAACACTGCTGGTAGTATTCGTCCTCATTGGAACACTCCTCCAGCGTCTTGTACTTTCGCCACTCGAAGTCCGTCACCTGTCCTTCTGTGCCTTTTTCCACAACACACTTATCTCCTATTATCAGCATACATGCCAGCACGCCCACCTTTGATATATGGTCGCTACCGTCTCCAATGGCACTATACTTGAATTCATACAACTGAGGGCCAGTATCCGTGAACGGAACAAAGCCGTGCGCCGTTTCCATATCCCATACCACTGTCTCATTAGGCAATGCTGCCTTCCACCACTGTTGCGTGTAGTATCGACCGTCACCGTTGTTTCGGCTCGGCACCGTAACACCTGACCATTTACCAATTCCTGTAAATAGATTTCCCCATTTTCCACCATCATAGTTGTATATTGCTTTGTAGGTGTCCGTCAATGCCATCACAGGGTTCAGCACCAGTTTTCCGCTCAACACGATGTAGTTCGTCGTGCCCTCGTCTGTAGGCGAAAAGACGCCACCAGTCATGCTACCGTTATACACGGCCCTTGGTATACCTGCCTTTAGCGAGTTGGCATTCGGATAGGTAGTTGCCTCCTTGTCGTCGCAGTTGCCGTTCACACTCACCACCAGGTAGTTCGTCATTTCCACTTTCGATGTCGGAGAGTTGTCCTTTCCGTCCGTTTTCTTCTCCACCTTACCAAGCGCCATGATGGCAGCACCCTGGTTTTTCGCCAACCAGTTCGGCAGTATATGTTGGTTTCGCCCCTCACTACAGTATTCCTCCATCAGGTTACCGCTCCCGCTCTTTGGGAACAGCCACTGACTGTTGTTCATCATCTGCACATACCAGTCAGTCACGCAGCCACCACTATAGGAGGTTTCCTGTCCGTGAGTCATTGCGTCAAAGGCATTTATTGCTTTCGAACCCTCACCATCACTGCTGTATTCCGTCATGTACTTCTGCTTGTTGCTGAAGGGACTTTTCAGAAGATCGTTGTCAAGCGGACTCTCTATCACACTTTCCATACTCTCCACCTTGGCAGTCAGCATAATTTTATTGTACACCTCCCCTACGCTTATCGTCGTATCCGTGTCTGTCACCAAACCAGTCACGATGTCCGTTGTCTGCCGGACCGTCGTCACGCTTGCGCCAGTCAGCAAATCTCGCCAGTAGATGCGTTCGTCGCCCTTCACGCTCTCCCAGGAGAACAGATAAAACGTGAACCCATCCTGCACGATGTGGAGGTTCAGGTACTTCAGTATCTCCTCCAACACCTCATCCTGCTGCCATACATCATCCTCCTCATCACCAAGAAAAAGCAACTCGCTCACCGTCAGCTGCCCGAATATCGCATAATGGTTACCAGCCAAATCATCCACAGCCTTACTCCCATCGTATAGGTAGCGCATGGCATTACCACCCACGATGTCAAGCTCAGCCGTCACTCCGCCCAATATCTCTTTCAGCATCGACAAGAATGTGCGCTGTTCCGCCTCCGCCTTTACTACATTATACAGTACACCGAGCGAGCCGACATCACGATATTTAGCATATTGCAATGCCGTCAGCGCATCGATGCAGCTCAACTCTATCTCGTCAAACTCCTCGTTGTAGCCCTGCGAATAGCTCTGCGGTTCGATAAAACCTGCAAAGAGACATTTCCCCTCACGGTAGATATTCACCACAGCGTCACGGCATGAGGCACAAAAGAAGTCCGGCACGAAGTTCCGTGCCAGAAGGCGTACAGTAGCCTGCTGGCAGAGCAAGTGGTCAAACGTATCGTTTACCTGACTCGTCAGTTCCACTGGATCATCAGTAAACGACAGTTCCCCGTTCTTCTCACCAATGACGGTTTCCTTAGTGCGGTCACCACCAGTCAGTATATGCACCTCGATGCGTTCTTCCTTTTGGTTGTAAAAATGTCCGTGCAGATACATACTCCTTATATTTTGATGTTCGTTCCCTTTCTGTTTATTCTCGTCTCGTTGGCAAGCACCGCCACAAGATCCCTTCCTTTCACCTTCAGCTCATATATGCCACCACCGCCACCACCGTTGTTACCTATCAGCGATTTCAGTTTATTCAGTGGTGCTATCACCTCCGGGTTGCTTTTCGCACCGGCATACTCTCCCATCAGCGCCAAGGTCGGGCCATACACAATACCGCCGTTGGCGAATGGTGTCACGGCAACCGAAGCAACAAGCCCTTGCATCATGGCTATAAATCCAGCTGCGATGCCAGCACCAGCAAACGGAATGTAAGCGTGTGCAGCCATAAACTCTGAAGCGGCAAGTTCGCGGTACGCCATCGCCTCTGCCTTTACTGCCGCCATCGTAGCTACCGATGCCGCCACCTCTTCAGGGGCTGCCGCTACTTTTGCCGTAGCAGCTGTGGTCGCTGCCACTCCACTTGCAGCGGTCACAGTGTTGGAGACACCTGTTACGGCGGTCAAGGCCTGAATAATTGAGATGATGCCGTTGATGCCCTCATATATCTGAATGGCAGCATCGACAACGCCAGTAATCGTGGACCATGCGTCACGGTTGCCTTGCAGCGCATCGGTGAGCGAGGTGACACCATTGCCCACACCCTTGACCGTGCTCCACGACTTACCTAACGTGACATTGCTTTTGCGGATGCGCTTCTCGTAATCCTCATAACTGCCGATGAGCTTCTGTATGGAGGCTCGCTGCGACTCGTCCATAGGACTTTTCGTGTCAGCCAACATATCCTGGAGCTCCTTGATGCGTTTCTTTACACCGTCAAGCCCAATGGTTTTCAGTTCGAGGGTCAGCGTCTTGCCCTCCATACTGTCGAGCTTCGCCACTTCTTCCTCCATTTCGGGAATGCGTGTGAGCTGCTTCATGGCATCGCGTTTCTTCTCCAGTTCCAACACCGTGCGCTGTATGTCGTCAATCTCCGATGCGCTGGCGTTCTTCTGCTTGGTCTGGTAGTAGCTGATGGCATCATCCAGCGAACGGATGGTGTTCAGTCGGGAGATGTCCTCCGGCTTCTTCAGCTCATCAAGAGTGTCGTCCCATTTCTTCTTCAGGTCATTAAGAGCATTTATCTGCTTCTGTATCTCGATGCGCTCTGTCTCTGTAGCGGTTTTCAACAAGTCTGTATAATACTGCAGCTCTTTTTCAAGCTGGCGGTATGTCTGTATCTTGTCTAAACCGACATCAACATGCGAACTGCGTTCAAACGCCGTTTTAAGGTCATTCAAACGCTGTATTTCAGCATCGATTACTGCAAGTTCATCGGCAGAGGCTTTCTCCCTCAATCCCTGTTGATAAGTGATTTCTGCATCGATGTCCTTCAGGGTGTTCAGTTCGGTGGGACGGCTTGCCGCATCCTGCAGCTGCGTTATCGCATCCTGCTGCTTTTGCAAGGCTGCGATTTTCTTTGCATAAAGCGCAATGGTCTTGGTATCCGTCCCGTTGGCAGTTTCCAGTTTGTTCTGGTAGTACTGGATGTTGTTGCCAAGTTCCTTGTAACTCGTGGCATTGGCGATAAGAGTCTTACCGCTGTACTTGTCCTGCGAACCCGACTTACCACCGCCACTTCCGTCTCCGCTGTCTGTTGAGGGGGCGTTTTGTTTCTTGTTGTTCTTCAAGGCGGCCTGGGCGTTCGCAGTCTTTGCCTTGGTGTTCGCTTGCGTGGCCTTGGTGTTCTTCTCCAGGTCTGCCGTCTGCCTTGCGGTGGTCTCGTCCTTGATGCCGAAGAACTTCTTCACCCACTCCCATGCCTTCTTTATCACGGCACTCGCTTTCTCGAATGCCTTGACAAGGAAGTCCCACACGGCAGAGGCTATCTTTTTCACTGCTGCCCATACCGCATCACAGATGTTGCGGAAGGTCTCACAGTTATTGTACGCCGCTATCAATGCACCCACAAGTGCCGCTATAGCCATCACGACAATGCCGATGGGGTTGGCACTGAGAACAAAGTTCAGGGCTATCTGTGCTACCTTCCAAAGGTTGGATGCGACAGCCACCACCTTTGCTGCAGCTGCTTGCGCAAGCGTGGCCACCTTCACAGCTTTCAGTCCTGCCACCACAGTTTTGATGCCGCCGCTGAGCTGCACCATACTCATGAGGGCGATGCCGCTGTTTGCTATCCATTCCACATAAGGTGCGGAGGTACTGGCTATTGAGCCTGCCCAATCCATCATGGCGTGCATTTGGTTAGCGAGCGTCTGACGTAGGCTCTCTCCCGTCGATGCCATATTGTCGAAGGCTGCGTCTATCTCTCCTGCGGAGTTTACCATCGCTCCAATGTTCTGCGAAAACTTTTCTTTTTGTTCGCCAGTCAGCGAACCGAGTAGTCGCATTGCTTCAGCACTGCCGAACAACTGTCCGTAAATGGTTTGACTCAACTGTCCGGTCTTTGCCGAATACTCCTGTATGCTTGCATCCAAACCGAGCAGGAAGTTCTCTAAACCACCAGCAGCCTGAATACTGGCTGCATTAAAACCGATGCCCATCTCGTTGGCCGCTTTCGTAGCTTCCGCAGATGGCTTGATGAGTGAGTTGAGCACGGCAGCCAACTGAGTGGATACTTCAGCCGTGTCACCAGTCACACCCGTTGTAGTGGCGAACACTGCCATCAGTTCGTCCATGGAGACACCAAGCTGAGATGCACTACCACTCACACGGGGCAATGCCTGCGCCAACTGCTCAAAGCTGGTCACACCATTCTTGGCCGTCATCTGTATCTTGTCTTGGATGTTTCCTGCTTGATCCCATTCCAGACCATAGTTCTTGATGAGCGTGGAAGTAACGGTCACCGTCTCTCCCAAGTCCGCAATACCACCAACCGCACTACGACTCGACTTGTTGAGGAACTCTATCCAGTTATCCTCGGGCACGCCATTGGATATAACCTGGTATAAGCCGTTGGCAAGTTCCTCACGCGCAAGCGGTATGTTCTTGCTCAGTTCCGTTATCTGACCAGTCAGTGCTTCAAACTCATCCCCACTCTTTCCTGCCATGGTGTTGGCACTGCGCATGGCGGTCTCAAAACTGTCGAAAGGCTCGGCAAGTCCGCCCACCATGTCGCTGAGGTCGCGGATCGAGCGGACGGCTGTATCGAACACGAGGCTCTTGTCTGCCATCTCGCGCAGTCTGTTGCCAGTGGCCACAGCGGTATTCCCCACCTCGGAGAGTATGTCGTCAAGACCGTCGGCTTCCACTGTCAGACGTTTCAGAACACCGCCGTCCTCGCTCTTGATGTTTATTCTAAATTCTACTGCTTTTGCCATTGTCTTTTCTTATTTCAGTCCGTAACGTTTCTTGGCTGCCTCAAAGCGTGCATTGAACTCGTCCTTGCTCACCTCCTCACGCTTTTCTTCCTGCTTTTCATCCCAAGGGAACGGTAGAACATCATGCGCTTGAAGATTGCTTTTTGCATAGGGTTGGATGGCAAAGAGCGCCAACACTCTTGTGCGTTCCCACTCGTTGCGCTCCGCATCGCGCTTGGCTTCCGCCCATCGCTCCCATGCCTTGTAAAACTCAAAAGGGGTACATCGTTCAAAGTCTTCTCTGCTCATCCCGATGCACCCCAATGCCATACCCAACAGTTCCTCGACGCTTACTTCTTTTCCGCCTGGTTGGTCGTTTTTTTTTCTTCACCGCCCATATCCTCGTAGAAGGAGTTCGCTGCGTCGGGCTCCATAAGGTCAGCAAAGCTCTGGAAGTCGTAGTCAAACTCCACCTTGTCAGCATTGCACGCACTTTTCACGCAGCAGTAAACAAACAGTACCAGCTCGGAGATATTGGTTTTCTCCAGCTTGCTCACGTCCTTACCGCTCTCATTCTTGAAGCGCACCATTGCGCCCATGGTCACACGGCAAGGGAACTCCTTGTCGCCAACCTTGATTTTTGTCTTTTTCATACGCGATGTTGTTATTCAGTCTGCTGAGTGGTGTCTGTGATACCCGTACCCACTTTATCCACCTTGCCGCAGTTCTGAAGCGTGATTGAATACTTGGCATCGTCACCAGCCTGTGCGTCAAGGTCAAGAGAGGTGATCAGATACTTGCCTTTATATCCGCCAGTGGCTTTACCTGTGCGCTTGTCTCCTTCACGTAGATTGTACGCTGCCTCCACGGGTTCACCCTTAAGCATTGCGTCCTTCAACTGGTCATACGAAGGCACCTCATCCGTGCCGTCAGTAAGTACAACACCATCGGCGGTAATCTGTTCGGAGAAACTCTTGATGTAAGACTCCTTCCACTTGCCACCAGAAGCCTCTTTAGTCACACGTTCACCGGTCTCCGCTGATGTGGACACCTTACAACCGGTGGAAAAGCCGAGGGCATTGGTACCCATGGAAAGGATAAGGTCAGTTCCGTCTAAAACACTTTTTGCCATATCTTTCTTGTTATGATTGTTAATACTGTGCCGGTCGCCACTCCGACAATAAAGGCGATGAGAAGCATCTTCCACGGATTTGAACTGCGTTCCTTTTCCGTTCTGGCTTCATTCTTCTGCTGCTCCAATGCTTTCTTGTAGCTCGCCATCTGGCGCTCATAGTACTCGCACTGGCGTTGCAGACTGTCGCAAGTGGCATACACCACGATGATGCCACCTTTGTTCTGCACGGTTGCGCTGGCTCGTCCGTTCTTGGCTCGGTACTCTGCCTTTTCGGGCAGATTAGTCAGTTCCGCCAGAGGTATCTCCAGCTTGGCTTCCTCCTGTGGTACTGTCTCCGTCCATGTCTGACGCACCTCGCTCTGGAGGGTGTCCGCGGATACTTGTTTCACGCTTTCCTCCGTTGCCACGCTCGCTTTTCGGCTTGTCGCGCAGCCCGACAAGAACAGGGCAATCATCATGATGCTTGCAACTGTTCGCAGTGTCGATAGCCTTCCGAAGACGCGCCATCTCGCGTTTCGAGGCTTCGAGGTATCTTCTTGTCTCATTGAGTTCTTCCTTCAATGGTTTCACGATGTTCTCTACCAAGATACGGGTGGCATGCTCGGCGTTGTCCATACGCACCGTCTCGGCATCGGCTTCCGCCTTCATCGATTCCGCTTTCGCTTTCCTTATGGTAGCCCGCAGCGTGCATATTGCAACAATGGTAGCCACCAGACCTCCGCCAAGGAGGACGTTAAGGACTTCGCTGATATTCATGCCATCCATATTTTTACTGTCGGTATATTCCTATTGACTTGAGCCACTTGGCTACATCGAAGGCAGGACAGGCTTTATTCACGCCCGGAAGGTCGCAATGACCTACAATCTTGATCTGCGGAAAACGCTGATGAAAGTTCCGCACATAGTCGGTCATCGCTTTCAGCTGCGCAGGGGTGCGCGTATCCTTGGGATGCTTCATATCCTTGGTGCAGCCACCGGCATACACCACATGACGGCTCACACTGTTGTAGCCCTTGGCACCGTTGGTCACTTCCCACGGATCGACCTCCGCATCTTCGTTGTTATCGACAAGGCGTTCCACCTTGCCGTCCAAGTGTATCAGGTCGGTATAGCCTACCTGCTTCCAGCCACGCCCACCCTTGCTTACCGGGTCAGTGTGCCAGTGGCGTATCTCATTCGAAGTTACCTCACGACCTTCAGGGGTGGCTGTGCAGTGTAGGACTAAATACTTCATTCTCGCCATTACGCTTCAGCTTTATATCCGCTGGTCATTACGACACCTGCGTCTGCCTTCTTGAACATGCAGATGAAGTAGTGGCGGAAGTTTACCTTGTTGCGCTGGTACTCAGGGTCGTTCTCGGCAGGGCTCCAGTACATCTTGGTGGAGCCAGTAGCCTTGAACACACGCTGTGTATAGAATGCAAATGAGCAGTGGAAATCACCTGCGGCATCTCCCTTGTCGCCGACTGCCTTCTTCACTCCATTGGATGTGTAATAAGGGGTATTGGCAAATTCATAAATGTCAAAGCCGTAGAGCTTACCCACCTTGCCGGTGTTGCGGTCGATGTTGTACTGCTCCTTAAAACGCTGATCGGTCTCCAAGAGGTCGTTCACATGGTCGGTACACAATACGAGGCGACGGTTGGTGGTCGGAACGCCCAACTTGTCGAGGGCTGCCTTCATCGCAAGCAGGTCCTTGACGGTCATTTTGAGACGACCAGTAGCAGCATCACGTTCGCCGGTGGTGGTCAGCACTGGGGTCTTGGCTGTATTCTTTTGGGCACAGAGCGCATGTGCTGCCTTGGCGAACTTGGCATCGTTGATGGCGTTTGAATGACTCTCCTTCACTCGGGCAATCTTGTCGTAGCTGATGGCGTACAACTCATCATCGGTGATAGGGGTCACCTTGGTCTGGAACTTGTCAAGCTGAATGGCGATGTCCTTGTCGTCAAGTGCCTGCAAGGGGATTGGGTAGGTGGTGTTGTTGACAAGCACATCAGGGTCAACGCCAACCTCCACCAAGTGAATCACATCATTGTCAACGATGCTTGAACTGTCGGGGATTCCATCAAGCCAAGTTCCTGCGAGAAACTCACGCAAGGACTTAACCAACTCTCCAGTCCAAATCTCCTTAAGCACGCCCTCGCGTGCCACGCCCACTGGCATTGCACCGCTCACGGCTAATGCGATGGCATTGGCACCTACTGCACCTGCCACGGGCGATACGCCCAAAGTCATACCGAACACGGCTCCTGTAAACGCATTGAACAGCAAAGCCGTAATCATGGTCAAAATTGTTTTCATTCTTTTTGTATTATTGGTTTGTACTAAAGTTCACACTCCATGCCGTACTCCTCCTTGTAGAGTCGCTTATACTCCTCGGGCTGCTCTTTGCGGAGTGTAAGGAGTTCAGCAGACGGCACATCGCTCAGTTTCTTGTATGTGGCAGGCTGCTGGGTTGGAGCTCCACCCTGGTGGCCGATAACGGCACTGAGCTTCATCTGTGGCGACATGGCAGAGATGATTCGCTCCAACTTCTCCTGGCCAATTTCCTTGCCGAGGTTGATGAACTCGTCCTTCTTGTCTGTGGCGATACGCTTCTCGCCGACTGCTTTCTCCACAACGGCAGTGATACTGGCAAGCGTGAGGGTCTCCTTCTCCTTCTGGAGTCTCTCGTTCTCTTGCTTAGCGGCATTCAGCTCGTTGAGCTTGGCGGTGATCTCCGCATCAGTCGCCGTTTCCGGCAAGCCCAACTGCAGGGCATACTGTTTCTGTTCCATTTGTTTTTGATTATTATTGTTCAACATTGGCAAGGGACACTCGCTGTCCTTGCCGAGAGTAATCTTCTTGCCGTCCTTCTGCAGCACGATGGCATCATCATTGGCTCCGATGTCCACCAGACTGACTTCAAACAGTTTGCTCTTGGTGACAGTAGGACTGGTCTGACCCTGCACGAGCAGTTCGGGGTCCTCACTCGTCTCCAATATGTCAAGCCCTGCGCTCACCATCTTCAGGCTGCCGAACTCATACTGCTTCTTACAGCGCGTGGATAGTTCGGATGCTTCGTCAAACATCAATTCGCCGGTCACTTCACCATCCTCCACCTTCAGGTCTTTCACATAGCCTATCACATTACCACGCTCGTGCATATACAGCAGGACGGGGTTGCGCTGATACTGCTCCACGTTCATGCCAGCTGTCAGCACTCTTGTGCCGTAGCTGTTCAGGCTATCGTTGGTTATTCTTACGCGTTTTCCTTTACTCATATCATTGTCGTTTTCTGGGCTGCATTGCCCGATTCGCAGTGCAATATTACGAGGTAATTGTCTGTCCGTCAAAAAAGTGTGCAATGGTTGCACACTTCTATGAAACCATTGCACACTTTTTTGGAGAGCCACCGAAATCGTGGCACTTTTGCAGAAGGAATCGGGGCGTGGTATGCCCTGATGTGAACAAAAACCTTATCAACATGACAAAGGCAGATATTGAAAAAAAGAAATCGCTGGCACGCACGCTCTATCTTTCGGGCATGGAGCAGCAGGAGATTGCGGAAAAGGTGGACGTGTCGCGCGTCACCATATCCAAATGGTGCTCAGCCGAGGGGTGGAAAGAGGCTCGTGCCGCCAAGAACATCACACGCCCTGAACTGGTGAACAAACTGTTGCTCACCATCGACACACTCATTACACAAGTGAATGGTTCTGACGACCCTGCACTCATTGCAGGACTTGGCGACAAGCTGGCTAAACTCTCGTCGGTCATTGAGAAGCTCGACAAGAAGGCTAATGTGGTGGATGCCATCGAGGTGTTCATGGCGTTCTCCAAGTGGCTGGAGTACCGCTCGCAGACAGACCCAGAGGTGACTCCCGAACTGATGCGTGTAATCAACAAGTACCAGGACATGTACATCACAGAACAGATGGGCATAAAATAGTGGAGGCAGCCTATGGCAACAGCAGCGGAAAAGAAAAAGGCATACGAGGAGTGGAAAGAGCGATGCCGGCAAGTGCAAGCCATTACGGACACGTCACTCCTGAAAAGCGAAACGCCAGTAGAAAGGGACATGCGTATCAAACGCTTGCTCAACAACTACGCAGCGTTCTGCGAGTATTACTTTCCACACTTCCTGCAATTGCGTGACAAGACGACCGGTGAGGTCATACGCACCATTCACAACGCTCCGTTCCACAACGAAGCTGCACGCAAGGTCCGAAACACGCCCGACTTGAAGGCTGTATTCATGTGGCCACGCGGTCACGCCAAATCGACCCACCTTGATGTATTCACGCCGCTCTGGTTGATGTTCCAACCGAAGCGACTTATCAACTTTATGGTGGTTGTCGGGAAGTCGGAGGACAATGCCGACCGACTGCTTGGAGATATTCAAGCGGAACTGGAATACAACCAGCGTCTCATTGCCGACTTCGGACAGCAGAAGAACGACGGCGGATGGCAGGAGGGCGAGTTCAAGACAAAGAGCGGTGTGAAGTTCCTTGCCTGCGGTCGTGGACAGTCGCCTCGTGGTCTGCGTGACCGTGAATCTCGTCCTGACTACATCGTCATTGATGACCTTGACGACGATCAGCTTTGCAAGAACGACAAACTCGTACACGACCTCACCGACTGGGTGAAGGAGGCTCTCTTTGGTGCGCTTGATGTGGGTCGTGGACGCTTCATTATGGTGGGCAACCTCATCAGCAAGAACTCTGTGCTCTACAATCTCTCACGTACAAAGGGAGTGTTCCTTTCTAAAATCGTAGCGGTCGATCGTAACGGAGAACCGGTATGGAAAGAGAAATGGACCAAAGAGGAGGCGCAGGCTTACCGCGACTTCGTGGGCTATCGTGCCTGGGAGAAGGAGATGATGCACAACCCTATCGTGGATGGTACGATCTTCCGTGCGGATTGGATTCGATACAAGCGTTTGCCAAAGCTCGAAAAGTACGACATGATTGTGTGCTATACCGACCCGTCGTTCAAATCCACCACCTCCAACGACTACAAGGCTTCCCGTGTTTGGGGAAAGATTGGTTCGGAACTGCATCTCATAGACAGTTTCGTGCGCCAGGCGACAGTCAGCGAGATGGTTCGATGGCTATATGACCTCTACGAGCGTACACGCGACACGGTGGCTATTCAGTTCTTCATGGAAGCGAACTTCATGCAGGATGTGATTTTGGACGAGTTTGCCGTGGAAGGTGAGCTGCGTGGCTACCAGCTGCCCATAATGCCCGACAAACGAAAGAAGCCTGACAAAATCCAGCGTATCGAGGCGGTCAGTCCTCTTTGGGAACGTGGCTTTGTCTGGTACAACGAGCGCAAGAAGGAAGACCCCGATATGCAGGTGGGCATAGAACAGACGTTGGCGTTGGAGCGTGGCAGCCGTGTGCATGACGATGCGCCTGACGCTGATGAAGGCGCAATATGGATACTCCAGCGCAATACAAGACAGGAAAGTTTCAAACCGGTGTTCGGCAAAAGACCGACCGCCAAAAACATTTGGTAACAATGATACAAGTAATAAAGGACATTATCTGGGGATGGCAGTGCAAGCGTGCCATCAAGAAAGCCAACAAGCTCTCAAAGCTGCTTGGCATGAAGTATTATGTGATTTACATGAACGGCTCGCTGAAGGTCGTACCGAAACGCACCATCCGCGAACTGGTTGCCAAGCACCGCTTCCGTAAGGGTGTAAAGGTTGCCGACATCGAGCGTCGTGCCATTTATGTGACGCATTAGGAAGGAGGCTTACTATGTTTATCACGGAAGAGGACTACAGAGTGGTCATAGGCGAAAATGCGCTGAAGGTCGTGTCGCAGGCATCGCAGGAGATACGCGACAATGCGGAACTGGAGGCTTGCGAGGAGATTGCCGGCTACCTCAGACCAAAATACGACACGGAAGCGGTGTTCTCGGCTGAAGGCGAAAACCGCAACCGTTTGGTGGTAATGTATGCCGCCGACATTGCGCTCTATCACATGATTGCCGCTATGCCCCAAAAGATGGGCAGCGAAATACGCAAGGAGCGCTACGAACGTGCCATCAAGTGGCTGGAAGGCGTGCAAGCCGGGAAAATCATCCCCGACCTGCCGCTCGCCACCGACGAGGACGGCACACCGACTGGCGACTTGCTCATATTCGGTTCACAGAAACAACTACGACATAACTGGTAACGCTATGGATATAAAGAACTTTTTCAGCGGTATGTTCGGAGGTGGCAGTCAAAATATACTGCACACGCCAAATGGAGACTTCAACCTTGCGAAGTCGTCTGACCGCAAGCGAATGAAGAAGATGGTCATCGAACTGCAACGTACCACCGATGCGCTTACACGCAGGGACATTGCCGACTGGCGCAATGCCTGGCAGATGGCTATAAATGTGGACAGCCCGAACCGTCAACGTCTCTACGACATATACCGCGATGTGGATATTGACCTTCACCTATCGGGCTGTGTGCGTCAGCGTGTAGGATTCGTCATGGCGAAGTCTTTCAAACTGGTTGATGCAAAAGGTAATGAGAACGAGGAGGCACACCACTATTTCGACCAGGCTTGGTTCAAACAAATGCTCGAATATGCGCTTGCCGCCAACCTCTGGGGACACTCGCTTATCGAACTCGGCGACCTCACCACAGATGGCGACGGATGTCCTTGCTATACGGATGTGAAGCTCATTCCACGGAAGCATGTCATTCCCGAATACGGTCGCGTGATTCAACAGCTCGGACAAGACTGGACTACGGGCATCGACTACCGCTCAGCCCCATTCTCCGACTGGCTCATAGAAGCCGGACGGCCTGACGACCTCGGACTTTATCTGAAGGCTGCCACGCAGACCATTCCGAAGAAAAACATGTTGGCATTCTGGGATTCCTTCGGCGAGATTTTCGGTATGCCGATGCGTATTGCACGCACCACCTCACGCGACCCCAAGGAAATGGGACGACTTGAACAGATGCTCAAGGGTGCCGGAGCAAGCCAGTACATGGTGGCAGGGCAGGACACCGAGATTGAATTCGTCGAAAGTGGAAAGGGCGATGCCTTCAACGTCTATGACAAACGCATCGATCGAGCCAACTCGGAACTGTCAAAGCTCATCATCGGGCAGACGATGACCATCGAGGACGGCAGCAGCCTCTCACAATCAGAAACACACCTTGAGGTGTTCGAGAACCTGGTGGAAAGCGACTGCACCATGCTGCGCGACATCGTGAACAACCAGCTTATCCCACGCATGGTGAAGCACGGCTTCCCGATCAAGGGACTGCGCTTCAAATGGGATGATGCCGTCGATTACACACCGGAGCAGCAGGTGGCATACGAAACGATGGTTGCCGACCGCTACGAGGTGGACCCGATATATTTTGCGGAGAAATACAGTATGCCTGTAGGCGAGCGACGCAACGCTACGCCCATGCTACCTGGTGGCGGTGACGATGATGGCGACGAGGGCAACAAAAAGCCACAAGACGATGAAAAAGGAGACAAGAAGAAAAAACAGCAGCAAAATGCACACAGCTCTTTTTTCGATTAAGCCCCAGCGATTATCTGGGGCTGCACCAACGCTATGCCGAAATAATAGGCAATGATACCAGTCTTTCTTCCTTATGTCTCAGCAAAAAGGAAGAAGAAATTGAGGCTATTGCTAAAAAGTGGGCAAGTGTCATCAGTAATAAGTATGCAAGAGAAGATGCAGAAGAGGCTGCAAGGATTGTGTTAAGAAGTGGGATTGTAACAGAACTACCCGAGTTGCGTGAGGCGGATTTAGGAGGAAGAAAACGCTTTTTTGGTCTAACTCGTGCAGATTTCCACGCTGCTATATGTGAAGGAGACACCAATGTTATCAAAGTGAACAAACGTGCTTATAAAACATGGGTAAAGGATACTGATGATGCAGACCGTGGGGGATGGCATGCCCAAAGAAACACCATCTTACACGAATTGGGGCATTATATCGACTTTTGCAATGATCCCGATTTTTTCCGATCAGTGGAACACGAATGGAGCTTGGATGGCGTTGACAGGAAATTTGTCAAGAAGCAACTGTCCGAGTATTCCCTTACCAATCGTGCCGAGTTTGAGGCGGAACTGAACTCAGCAATACTAAGCGGAAAGGTTTTCTCTGAGGATATACTTTCGCTCTCACACATGAAACAAACAAAAACAGCTATTGCCAAGCAATTACTTGACTACGGCTCTGGAAAGAATGTGTGTCTTCCGAGTGAGGAGGTTAGCAAGGGCTTCAAGGATGCGATGAAAGTTGTATTCAACCAAAAGGGTGGTTCTTTCTCTATTGACATCATGGCAGATAGCAAAGTTCAAAATCTGATAGAGGCTCATACTGATGTGCTCAACAGAAATATACAACGCTTGGAAATGTCTGACACCATGCGCAAGCGGCTTACACGCTCTAACTATATCTTCTCAGGCATGAAGACTTTCCACGAACTCAACGAGGCGTTCCCTTCATTGCTCGATTCTAACGGCAACAGAAAGACGTTCGAAGCCTTTTTGAATGATGTTCGGAAGATAGACAACACCTACAACTCCAACTACCTTCGTGCGGAGTACAACTTCGTACAGTCGTCTGCGGAGATGGCTGCCAAGTGGGAACAGTTCTCGGAGGACGGCGACCGCTACAACCTCCAGTACCGCACGGCAAACGATGGCAAGGTGCGTCCGGAACATGCTGCGCTAAATGGCGTAACGCTTCCGCCGTCAGATCCGTTCTGGGAGGAATACTATCCACCCAATGGATGGAACTGCCGTTGCACTGTAGTGCAGGTGCGCAAGTCCAAATATCCTGCCACACCCCACGACGAAGCGATGGCACTGGGTGAGGAGGCTCTGCAACGTGACACAAAGGGCATCTTCCATTTCAATCCAGGCAAGGAGCAAAAGACAACTCCTGATTATAACCCTTATACCATCAAGCGGTGTCGTGATTGTGATATTGCAAGAGGTAAGTTGGATCTTGACAGAAAGCCTGTTGCAGACAACGAACTTTGTGCTGCTTGTCGATTGGTACATAAATGCGCCAATGCGTACACAGATTCAGGAAAAACAAATCTGTCTGTTGAAGACCGTGATGTGATACTTGCAAAGCCTTTGGATGAACAATACTTCACCAAATATATGGGTATCAAAGGAAAGGTGTTACAACACGAGTTGGCTTGCTCTACAGCAGAAGACTATAAGCGAGTTTTAGATGTGGCTATTGCTTTTGCCAATGAATATGGTGATTGTTTCCTCAATCCAGAAATTCGTTTCAATGCAAAAGAAGGAAGAAGAAAGGTCTATGACATGATTCCAGAAGACAGTAGAGCAAACCCTGATTTGAAAGTAGGCGAGTTTGGATATATTGATGTGAAATCACCAGAGAAAGTAATGAACTGTTGTCGTAATGCAAACCATGCTTCTGATGCGCAACACGCTTGCGTTTGTCTAACTGACCATTGCTTTAGAAAACCAATTACGGAAAGACAAATCCAAGATAGGAACAAAGCCATTTGGGATAGTAAAGATTATCACCATGACTACATCTTTTGGTATGTCAATGGCAAACTCAGAAAATACAAGAGACCAATGGAATAATCCGTTGGTCCCAGGTTCTGCAACGTCGCAGGCTGCTTTCAGTGGTTTTCAGTATGTCGCTCCCACGCCACAAAGGTAATAACAAATTTTCAAAACACAACAAGTTATGAACAAAATTTTCTCATTTCTAAAGAAAAGCAACCGCTATAAGCATCTTATCGGCGGTTTGCTGGTCGGGCTGTGCGCCTTGTCGCCATGGGCAGCCATCTATTCTGCCATCATCGCAGCTTCATGTCTCGAACTCAAAGACAAGCTTCACGGCTGCCTTTGGGACTGGATCGACTGGGCTTGCACAGTGCTCGGAGGCTTCATCGCAATGTTATTTTGGCTCATTGTGTAATATTCATTCATCTTTTGCACAGAGAATGAGTAACTTTGCAAACTGGTAGAGTTTCCCATAGGCCGTGTGGTCTATCGCGGGTACAACAATGCGAACGCGAATGGCGGTGTCTCGAATGCGAATGCGAATAACGATGCCTCGAATGCGAATGCGAATGTCGGCTCGCGCCTGGAAATCTAACTAATCGGCGTACAACGATGGGGACGTGTCCCTAATGTGGAGCCGAGGGAAACGAGCCACAGCAAAAGCACCAATATAAAGGTGGAAAGCTGAAACATCAAGTGTCGGGCAATAGAGTTTGGTAGGTCGGTAACGATTCGAAGAAGTTTGGCCCGGGGATAGGAAGGCCCTTATCTTCCATCATAAAAAGAAGACCATGCACAGAGAAGGCTATATCATGCAAGAGATAACGTCCTACGGCAATATGTCGGAGGCGTTTGACCGTGTACTGCGCGGGAAGAAGCGTAAGAAATGCCGTCAAGGACGCTATCTGCTCGCACACCGCGATGAGGTGATTGCAGAACTGACTGCAAAACTTGCCGACGGTTCCTTTCGACTCGGCAATTATCATGAACGCATCATCTGTGAGAATGGCAAAGTAAGACACCTGCAGATTATTTCCATGTACGACCGCATCGCAGTGTATGCCGTGATGAACGTGGTGGACCAGCATCTGCATAAGCGTTTTATCAGGACGACTGGAGCAAGTATCAAGAAGCGTGGCACACATGATCTCCGCAAGTGCATGCAATTGGACATGGAACGTGACCCCGAAGGCACACGCTACTGCTACGAGTTCGACATCAAGCATTTCTATGACAATACTAAGCCTGAGTTTGTCATGTGGTGCTACCGCAGAGTATTCAAAGACAAAATCCTGCTGTCGCTCCTGGATCATTTTCTTCATCTTCTGCCGGAGGGTATCAGCTTCGGGTTGCGAAGCTCACAGGCTTCTGGCAACCTCTTGTTGTCCGTGTTCCTCGACCATTATCTGAAGGACAAATACGGCATCCGCCATTTCTACCGTTATTGCGATGACGGTAGAGTGCTCTGTGGCAACAAGCAAGAAAATTGGCTGGCACACGGCATTGTACATGAGCAAGTCGAAAAAATTGACCTTGAAATCAAGAAGAACGAAAGGGTATTCCCATCAGCGCAAGGAATCGACTTCTTGGGGTATGTGACATTCAACGGATCATACTCACTACTGCGCAAGCGCGTCAAGAAGAAGTATGCAAGGAAACTACACAAAGTTAAGTCAAGAAAGAGACGGCGAGAACTGATTGCGTCATTCTATGGAATGGCCAAGCACGCTTGCTGCCGAAATTTGTTTTATAAATTAACAGGCAAAAAAATGAAATCATTTAAGGATTTGAATGTCGCTTACAAGCCGGAAGACGGCAAGAAGCGATTTGCGGGTGCGGTGATAAGCATCCGCGAGTTGGTGAACCTGCCCATCGTGGTAAAAGACTTCGAGGTTGGAGTCAAAACCAGCCAGGGCGAGGATCGTTGCGTCGTGTCCATCGAGCAGAACGGCGAGCCGAAGAAGTTTTTCACCAACAGCGAGGAGATGAAAAACATTCTCCAGCAAGTGAGTGAAATGCCAGACGGCTTCCCATTCGAGACCACCATCAAGGCGGAAACCTTCGGCAAAGGTAGAACAAAGTACATTTTCACATGATGAACAGAGTAAACGGAGCACAAGGGGTAAAGTTGCTTGAATGCACCAACCCCGTCAAAGAAAAATGGCGCGTCCGCTGGGACGTGCATAACAACGAGGATGGATCTGCCGACTATATGGAGGCGGAGTTCAACGGAAAGCCATCTGAGGATACCATCAAGACCATGGTGTCGGAATGGTTCAACGACCGCACGAACGAGACCATACTTTCTGGCTTCGTGTGGAACGGCATGAGCGTGTGGCTCTCTAACGAGAACCAGTTCAACTACAAGGTGGCATACGACTTGGCTGTGCAGTCTGACGGCAAGACATTGCCGGTCACGTTCAAGTTCGGAACAGACGATGAGCCATGCTATCACACGTTCAGCACCATCGAAGAACTGACGGACTTCTATACCAAAGCCATGCAGCATATCCAGGACACACTGGCTGATGGATGGAAGAGCAAGGATAATTTCAATTTGGAGTTATACCGAGACTAAGAACAATCCCTTCGGGGGAGGGTAATAAAAAAGCCCCCGGCCTGTTAAAATAGTCGTCTCACTTACTTTTTTAACCAAAACGCCATACAGCGCACGACCGGGGGCGTATGCCCTCGTTCGCACTGTATGGCTTTATTGTTTTGGTTGCGCAACGCGCTATGTAAGTGAGACGATGCAAAAGTACAAAAAATTTCTGAGAATGAAACTAATAGAGATACTGAATTTGAACAGGGAACTGCTGATTTACTTCCAAAAGGCAGGAATCAGGCTGGACGATGTACAATATATCGACCTATTTAAGGAATACCGCACACTTTCCGCACAAGGCGAGAAGGTGTCATATATCGTGGCAAGGCTCGCCACAGAATACGCCATAAGCGAGCGCAAGGTGTACAGCCTTATACGGCGTTTCAAAACTGACTGCAATCTACTTGCAGTGTAACGTTTGCGTATGGTCATTGTCGAGGGGACACGCGTTGTTACCTTTGCACCGTTTTCAAATTCAAAACGGTTATGAACAAATACCATCAAATTTTACAGAAGGTACTTTCTCATGGCAAGTACCAGACCAACAAGAAGGGAAGCATACGCTATCTTCTCAACGAGCAGTTGGTGCTTTCCCCTGCTGACCTGCTCGACATATTCGAGGGGCACGGCATCGCACGAAAGAAGTTAAAGAACGAGCTGCAGCTCTTCATGCAGGGTGAACGCAATGTGAAGAAGTATCGCGAGGTGGGCATCAACTGGTGGGACTACTGCGGTGCCATTCTCGTAAACTCCTACCCTACCTACTTTGAGAAGCTGCCGCCACTCATCGCCAAAATCAACCGAGAGAAGCGCAACAGCAAGAACTATGTGCTGTTCCTCGGCTCCACCGATGCGGAGACAAACCAGGCACCGTGTCTGTCACTCGTTCAGTTCCAGATTGAGAACGACGAATTAGTGGTGTCTGCTTACCAGCGCAGCTCGGACGCGAACCTCGGCTTGCCAGCCGACATCTACCACCTCTACCTCATGGCCCGGCAGATTGACCTCCCTTTGAAGTCCATCACGCTGAACCTTGCGAATGTGCATATCTACGAAAACAACATCGAACACACACGACAGTTGCTCAACGGAAACGAGAACGTGAAATTTGAACTGAACGTGTAAGGCATGAGAAAACAGTATCTATCGGCACCGCTCCCTTTCGTGGGGCAGAAGCGCATGTTCGCGCGCGAGTTTATCAAGGTTCTAAAACAATATCCGGAGGACACGGTATTCGTGGATTTGTTCGGTGGTTCGGGCTTGCTGTCACACATCACCAAGTGCCAGAAGCCGGATGCCACAGTCATATACAACGACTTCGACGGCTACCGCAACCGCCTACAGCATATCCCGCAGACCAACCACCTTTTGGCTGACCTGCGCAAAATGGTGGAAACGGAGGGCATACCCAAGCACAGCTGCATCCGTGGTGAACTGCGCGACCGCATATTCGCTCGTTTGGAGCAAGAGGAACGAGAGGTCGGGTACATTGACTTCATCACCATTTCTTCCGGACTGATGTTCTCCATGAAATACAAATTGAGCATCCCCGAAATGAAGAAGGAGGCTCTATACAACAATCTCCGCAAATCAGACTATCCTACTTGCGAGGACTATCTTGAGGGTATAACGGTGGTATCATGCGACTACAAAGAGGTGTTCGCCCGATACAAAGACATGCCGAATGTTGTGTACCTTGTTGATCCGCCCTATCTATCCACCGACGTTGGCACATATAATATGTACTGGAAACTTTCCGACTACCTCGATGTGCTGACCATTCTTGCCGGACATCACTTTATATATTTCACTTCCAACAAGTCATCCATTATTGAGCTTTGTGAATGGATGGGCAAAAACCCGACCGTGGGCAACCCATTCAAGAACTGCCACAAGGTGGAGTTCAACGCCACAGTGAACTACAGCTCGCACTACACAGACATGATGTTGTTCACCGATGCCGCCTAACGGCGTTATAATTCGATTCTAACGGCATTAAAAAGCCCCGGCGGCAAATTATCCGTCGGGGCTAAATCGTTGCGACATGGGCGGTTTATCGCAATAGGTAACGCACCGCATAACAGTCGATGCTTTCAAGTATCTCTTCGTGGTTGTGGTTGGTGTTCGTCTCAACAAGCGCCATGCCGTTAAAATCATCACCACTCAATCCGTCAAGGGCTGTATGCACCTGGTGGCAAAGGTCGAAAGCTGCATCATGGCCACCGTCAGCCCAGTCTGTCACAAGGTGAATAGTAACAAGTCCCTTGCCACGCTGACTGCCACCTTGAAATGGTGACCACTCTATCTTTCCAAACTCCACAAAGACGGCTGGACGCGCCCATCCTTCTTCCTGCTCTACAAACTCCACATTGTGGTTCCACAAATCGATGTGCTGCACTTCAGGCACATCGCTCGCCAGTTTTGCTTTAATGGCGTTGAATAATTCCTTTCTCATTTCAATTTATATTCGTGTTCAAAATACTCTGCAAGATTCTCCTCGATGATGTCCTTGACCGCTTGCTCCACTTCTGGCGATGCTCCAAGAAATCTGCGGCGCGGTATCTTGATGCTCTTTCCTTCTTTCATCAGAGCCATGTGCTTCCAGAACTCCGCCTCGGTGCTCAGTTGTACGGTGCGCTTGTCGTTGCGTCTCTCACCATTCTTCTTGCGTCCGAATGAGCCTGTCGCCTCATGGTACTTGTGCCAGAAGAATCGCTTCATCCTCGCCGTCACCTTTATCTCGCCTCCATCGTTGTGTATGGCTGCATAAGGCAGTGTCGAGCAGAACGTGATACTGCTGTCTGTGGTTCGGCTGCTGATGCTCTGCCGCAACTTGCCGGTGTCTATCAGTATGGAACCGCCAGGACGTGTGGGGCTGCTTCTGCGTTGCCACGCCTCGTTGAAGAATGCCTGCCGTTCAAAGTTGCGGTCAAACTCATCACTCAACTCCACCCTAACGTCGTTTAGGATATTGCGGATAATTTTCTGTATGTCCTGGTTCATCGTCAAAGTCGAATTTTAGAAACATCTGTGCCTCTTGTGGCACTTCGTTCTTAGGGTCACAAGAGGCATTGAGGAGGTTGTAGAAGGTACGCTCACATATACCATAAACAGGATACACGTACCTTCGCCATATCTCGCGGTTGCTGATTCCGCTTTTGGCATGTTGGTCGTATATCCTATTTATGTCGGTGACACGTTTCTGATAGCTTGCTCCTCGCCTCTTGCTCATAAAATGTTTTAGTGTCTGTCTCTTGGTTTATAGGGACGGATGTCATAACTCATCTTTGCGCTGACGGTCACTCTGCCCGTTCCCTCACATTGGTCACATGTGCTTTCTTTGCCAGTCTCCTTGTCGTGGAGACAACCTGTGCCGTAACACTTACGGCACAAGGCCACTTTCGGTTTCTTCTCCACTTCCAGTATCATACGGCATCCTCTTTCTTGGGTTCAACGTAGAATGTCTCGTCCTGCACCACTTGGATACCGCATTTGTTCATCTGAGGAACCATATCCTCCACGTCGCGGTCTGCAAGGAGTTTGTCCTTGGCTATCTCCTCGGTCTGTCGCAGATAGCCGGGCAGGAACTCCTTCACCAGCTGCAAGGCGCTTGCCCATGTGAAGCCTTTCAAGGTCTTCAGCTTCGGGGTGCCCGTGCGGAAGCCGATAACGCCATGCGCCATCTCAAGGCTCTTTTTCTTGGTGAACAACTCTGCCTGGTTCTCGGTGGCATAAGCCTGGAGCGTGTCGAAGGCTTTCTCCTTCTCACCTTCCAGTTCTGCCAGCTTGTTGGCATATTTCTCGCGGATCTTGGCACACTGCAATTCAATATCTGCCGTGATTTTCGCACTCTGTGCGTCTGCCTTTGCATAGGCTCCAAACGCGTCTTCGGCTGATTCTCTTGTCACACCGGTAATGATTACTTTCTTTTCTCTTTTTGCCATTGTAGTAAACTTTTTGTTGATTATTATTTTGATTGCTTATCACTCGTCTTCTTCTGGTTCCGGCCAGTCGCCTTCATCCAGTTCCTTGTCTATCTCGTATTCAATACACTCAAGAAATTCGATGTACTGGTCTCCTTGGAGTTCTCTGTATGCAATGCCATGAATATATTCCATCACTCGCTTCACTTTCTCATTCATGCCTCTCCTCCATTTCCAATTGGTACCATCATGTATTCCACTTGTGGCTGTGCTGGAGGTGTCGGTTCTTTCTTGGGTTTCAGACCTCCCTTGCGCTGGATGGAGCGGAGCTTCACCGATAGCTGCTCCAATTCTTCATTGCTTAGTTGGGAGAACACCTTGCCAGCAATACGCTGGTCCTGGCAAAATGCGTTGATGCGTGTCCAGTCTGTTGTATCGATGCCGAGCTTCTGCATCAACCTCAAGCACTGGCTTCGATGCTTGCGCTGCTCGTCCTTGGCGGTGCGTATTAATTTGGCTGTAACACCTTCGAGCTTGTCGCACATCATGTCGTACTCCTTACGGGTCATTTCCCTAAGCGAAGTGGTACGTCCATTAGTGAATTGACTCACCACTCCTTCCTTGAACTCATCGCCCAGCTCCTTGGTGGCAAACTTGTAGCTCTTTTTGAGTATGCCATAGAAGCGTGCGAAATTGGTTACTTCCTGTGCCATATCTATTTCAATTTTGACAACCTTATTCTTTCACTTAACACTTTCAAATTACATTCAGGACAACACTCCCCCTCATCTTTCAATGGATGAGGATTGTTTCCATAGCCGATTGGGGCTTACCGCAAAGGCAGCAGGTGTATTCACGAACATTGTTCTCATGACCTTCAAACATCACTTTAATGCCACACGAACTGGCAACATCCAGTTCCAGTTTTGCTCCCTTGCTCAATTCCCAGCCTTGCAGCATATAGATGCAATCACACTTCAAAAGCAGGGCAATGTCCACTCTCATGTGCTCCATCCAGTGAGCATCCTGCGAAACGCCATTTTCAAATGGGTTCACCGGCTCGTAACCTTTTATGGAGAGATAGCGTGCCGCATGGTCAAAGGTTGCCATACGCTCTTTAAGGTCGTAGTGGGCTATCGCTCCGCTGATATAAACTTTCTTCTTCATCTCAGTTATGTTTAGTTGTTAGACTTGTCATTGTAAACCTCCACGGCTTTCTCCGCCCAGATGGTGTAGTATTCACTTACGTTGCCTGAATAGCGTCCTTGGCAGTAGGCTCTGAAGCCTTGCGTTCTCACCTTCACACCGGCTGCGTATTTCAGTCTGATGGCAGGTTTGCCTATAGGTTTGCCTTTATCCTCTTGGCTGACGAAAATGAAGGTCTTGCGCTTGAAGCGGTCTATCAGTGCCCTGGTCAGCGAATATTCCCACCCTGCTTCGTATGCGTACTGGTAACTGTCCACGATGATAAACTTGGCGCTCTTGGGTTTCGCCAGGCGTTCTTCCAAAGCCTTGATGTCGCCATCGGTAATGAGGCGGAACGAGCCTTGAACGTCAGTCATCTTGAATTGGGCGAGCCGTCGTTGCATCGACAGACCAACGCCCTCCTCCAAGGACACATACAACACGCTGCCTATACCGCAGAGCATCTTCGCAAACTGCATCACAAACGAACTCTTGCCGCTGGCACTTGGTCCGCTGATGAACCATGTGTCGCCCTCTTCAGGCTGACCGAACACGTCTTTCCATTGTCCTTCAAATGGTAGTGCCTTACACTTGATATTCGCCACATCCTTGGGACTGTATGCTCGTTTTGCCATATCACTTCTCTGTTTCGATAAGTTCTGATACAACAGCGTCCGCTATCTTGACAGCATAATTGGCAATGAGTTCGGCTGTCATTTCTTCACGATCATGGTGAAGGACTGGAGCCACAAACAATGCAGCCTTGGCCAATTCATAGCGTCGTTGTTCCCAGTCCACCTCGTTATTTCGTTGTCGGCGGTTTATTTGTATAACCGCGTCCATATATTGCATTTCCATCTTTGTCATCATGCCTGCACTCTTTTTAGTTTCTCAATTTCCGTATAAACTCGTCTCAGTCCACCACCCGACTTGCGCACAAGGGTAGCAATATCCGCACCTTCTGGGGCGTTCACCTTTGCCACCACGCTCGCCTGGTCTTTCAAGAACTTCTCACGCTCCTTGCAGTCGTCGGGAGTTACCTTCGAGTAGCGGTCACCGTATCGGCTGAGCATCTCGGTATAGCCCACTTTCTTGCACTCAATGGAGCGATTGATTTTGGCTTTCAGTCCGTCCGCACCCATCATATACCAGGCGCAGCATCTTTCTGTAGCGTTCCACAAGGCTTTGAGTTCCAGGAATGCCTCATACTGCAAGTCGCCAGCCTCGTCCAGAATGATGAGTGGGGTGTCGATTGAACGCAAATAATAAACCAAATCCTCGTACACGTCGCTGTATCTTCCATTGCTGCCAACACCAAACTCAGTGGCTATCTTACGCACCAGCTTCAGTTTGGTCTTCACTTGTGAGCAATCCACATAGATGGCATTGCGGTGGCACTGCACATAATAGCGTGCCGTGAATGTCTTGCCGATGTTGGGTATATCACAAAGTATCGCACTCAGTCCGCTCTGTTGGCTGAACTCCAGCTGCTTGGTGATATATTCGAAGGTGGCGGTGCGTGCTGGCTTCCATTCAATGCCTCCTCTGAGGTTCACACCCAGTCTTCGGGCGATGGTTATCCAGTTGGCTTCGCTCAGTGCCTTGTCTGTCTGACCATTCTTGATGGCGCTATATACCGAGGTGCTGATGCCCAATGAAGCAGCGTGCTTGGCATCGCTCGGATAGTTCGTGCGGTTGGCGGCTATGGCCTCCAGTATCCGCTTCTTGTTCTCATTCGTTATCATGTCTCACGTTATTTTAATTGTATTCTAATATCATTCTAAAGGTCTGCCAACGGGTCAGAAATGTGGTAGCTCACTTCCATTTCCTGCTCGCTTTCCATCGGTGGAAGCTCAAGCGGTGGCGGTGGTGCAGCCTCTTCTGAGTGTTCCGGCTTGGATATGCCAACAGTTGCAATGGCATTCTTCTTCACGTATGCGTTGAATGCTGCTATCTTCTTCTGCTGGTTCACGAATATCTCCTTGTCCTCGTCAGTCTGCTCTGCATCGGCAGTGTTGAACGTGCCCACGTCCTCGAGCTTGTCGATAAGTCGGTCGTTCTGGAAGATATAAACATCAGTCGCGTTGCCGTCCTCATCGGTCAGATAGTAGGCATCCACCTTGTAGTTGTTCGGTGCAAGTCTTTCTATCACCTCAGTCTTGCTCAACCACCAGTCTTTATACGCCACCCTACAGTAGCTGTTCCTGCGTATGGAGGTCTCAGTGTGCTCGCCGATGAAGCGTGCCCACACCGATTTGTCCATGGGCTGAAGCGTGGGGTTCATATTGGCTTCAAGCACTTGCCAGCGTGTCATGCCGGGGTATTTCTTCTGGTTAGGGTGGAGGGTATTGTTGAACTCCTTGATGTCGCGAATGTCGTCTGCAATCAGTTCTTCCCATGTGTAGTACTGTTTGTCCTCGTAGGTGTCATTCTTCTCGTCAAACACCTTCTTGGCCTCCGTGCGGTAGTGCCTGTCCTTGGCGTAGAAGCGTCCGATGCCGAGGTGGTTCCGATGCTCCACACGGCGTTTCTTGGCACCGTTCATCGGCTCAGCGTATTTCTCTTGAGAGTTCATCGGGGCGCAGAAACGCACAAATGGGAACAATACGCCTGCCTTCAGGAAACTCTCTTTCCACTGACTCATCAAGTGGTTCTCCACCTCAACCTGCGCCGGGCAACCCCAGCCCTTGCTTTCTATCAGTCGGAACATCGAACGGAAGCAGTCGGCAACCAAGTCCACGTTCTTGTTGCGGTTGTAGGCGTAGCCCACCACGCACTGGCTTGTCACATCGTAGGCGTAGTATGCCTTCGGCCTTGCTTTGGTATCCTTCAGTTTGCGTGGGAGGTCGCGGTCGTCGAATGAAATTTTTGAGAACGAGAACTCAGGCGCATGGCGGTGAACGTGGGGCATCTGCTCGTGCATAAAGGTGGTGTAGGAATCTTGGTTCTTAGCTATAAACAAACGAGCATCTGGGCGATTCAGGTAGTTTGTGATAGTGCTTTCGCTAAGCGACTTCGGGTCACCATTCTTGTCGGTCCACTCGCTCGGGTTGAAAAGCTCACCCGTCTCTGGATCATACACGTCCAGTTCACCGCACACAAACGAATTGTACATCTCCCACACATTCGTGTTGAAAGGTTTGTTGGGCAGCACCGCTATTGACCATATCAAGCGCATCGTTCGGTAATCCACCTTACGGCTTGTCTGGTTGCCGAATTTCTTGCTTATAAGACATTCGTATCCGTCTCGCTGATACTCGTTCACCTTCTTGCGGAAGCGTAGCATACTTGCTGGCAATGTGTGCCCGGTTTTCATGCGGTAGCCCTCCACTGCTTGCGACATCATGCTCCAGTCATACTTCTGGCCCATCGTCTTCTGTATCGCCTTGGCGTTGTTGTAGAGCTTGATACAAGCATTCAGCACACTTGCGTTGGTCACATACTCCTTCACATGAGCATCTGTAGCATGATCGTGCCCAGACTGGTTGCGCCAATCGTTGAAATAAGCGACAGCTGCTTGGTCCACCTCATAGTTGGCATCAAGCCAGGCAAGCAGCACCTCAAGCGACGGATCAGGATAAATATCCTTGAGCTTGTCCTGATAGGCATCGGGCAGACTGCTTACCGCGATGAGCGCATAGTTATTCGAAGAGCCTCCACCACGACGCACAACATCTATGCGACCGCGTGCGGACAGCTGCTTGTAGTTGGACACGGTCATCACACCGCCATCCACAAGTTCCCGCATCGAGATGCAAAGTCTGTTATCGTGGTACTCCATACTTACTCCTCCTTATCTCAATGTTGCAGCCCAGTTCTGAATGGCAGGGATGTCACGCACCTGCACGTTGTCATACCTGCGAACCATATCGCCTTTGAGGTACACATTGCAACCTCCGTTGCCTGCCTCCTTCTCAAATTCCAACAACACACCGTTGGGAAGATACTGACGCATATAGCCATCTGCATCAAATAGTGTCTCGGCTTCGGGACTTACCACCATGACGATACCGCCATGTTCCATTGCTACCTTGCGAATCTTGCGTGCGAGGTCGGTGTTGCCACGCTCTGCGTCAAATCGCAACGCATTGTCAACAGTGCGACCCGTAACCTTGAACAAGTTCAATATGAACTCGCGGTCTGCCTTCTGAATGTGAATATACCTTTTCATGTTCTCACTTATTTTAATTTGTTATACATTGTGGAGTGTGGGGAGTCGAACCCCGTGGCTGTCCTACGCTCTTCGCTTTCGCTTATTCCAACTTTCCGGCCACTGCAACCGTGCCACCCCTGCGGTCTTTCCCGCTGTCATCCGAGGCTGGCCCTACCGACTATCCAGTGCGGTGGCTGACTATCCAGTGCAGCACCCAGGGCCTCCGTGTTATCCTGCAATCATTTTACCTCGTTTATTTTCGGTCTAACGCTACATCCATAGCAGGACATCAGCCGTCTTACCAATCTCTCCACATAACATTCAGGTGCTGTAAATACAATGCCGTCCTCTTCAGTGTAGCTGAAACTAACACCATCCATTATCAGGACCATTGCCACCTTGTGCTTCACGCTCTGCGTCTGCCACTCCTTTATTTCTGTATCATTCATATTCTTTAATTGCAAAAATTCGTTATTCTCGACCTTTTTTCGTATCTTTGGCCGCTCGTTCAATCTTGAACACGCTGCAAAGATAAACAAGATTTCTCGACTATGCAAGAAAAAAGACAAGAAAAATCGCCTATAAAGCAGAATATCTTGCTTTATCTGGCTCAAAAAGGGGTTTCTCCCTATGAATTTTATAAAGAATCGGGCGTTACCCGCGGTATATTACAGCAAAATAATGGTATAAGCGAAGATAACATTGCAAGATTTCTCGCTTATGCTCCAGATGTCAGTGTCGAATGGTTAATTACCGGCAGAGGAGAGATGCTCTCAACTATGCAAGAAAAAAAACAAGAAAAATCAGATTCTGAAGAAAAATTGCCTAAAGTTTCATATAACCCAGCCATAGGCAAGCCTTATTATGATGTGGACTTCTTAGGTGGGTTCAATGAGATTGTCAATTCTCAAGTAACTATTCCGACCAACAACATCGTAATACAAGGATTTGAGAAGGCAGACTTCTGGTGTAATGTCACAGGACATTCCATGGAACCCAAAATTAACCATGGTGACATTATTGCCCTCCATAAATGCACCCTGGAGGACATCCAATATGGAGAAATCTACGCTGTCGTACTTGATACATTACGCACCATTAAGATACTCCGACGGTCGTCAGATCCAAAGAAGCTGCGTTTTGTTCCTATCAATACGACAGACTATGACGAGCAAGAATACCCGGTTGAACGCATCATGAACGTATTTGAGGTTATTGGAAGCATCTCCAAGTTCTTCTAACACGAAACGTATATCCCTCCAACACCATTAGAGCCCCGTTTGGAGGGGTGTACCCCCTCTTCCAAGGCTCATTTCATGTAAGAAGCCTCATAAATACAAGCTTTTAGCCCGATTCGCGCCAATTTTACCAATATCACAAATGGGTAGTTTCCCCCACCCTATCCCTTAAAACTATCCTTTTCCCTCCCCCTCTATCCCACCCCCGAAAACCCCGAATGTGTAACCCCACTTTTCCTGAAATGTAACCCCACTTTGTAACCCCAGCTGTAACCCCACTCCACATTTCCGCCACTTTAGGCACAAAAAAAGGAGGCCAAACGACCTCCATTCCCACGACCGCCCAAACGACCTTTTATTTGCGTTCTAACGCCATAAAAACACCAGCCTAATCATCTGCCCCACGAGAGCAGGAAATAAGCGTAGATTGCTTGATTATAGCGCGTTTCGTGCATAAGGTACCATTGCCAGACAGCCCGGCATGAAGCAAATAATTCTTCGTCGCACCGATCTGTTCAGCCGTCAGAACCGTATAAACCGCAGAAATGCTGCTAAAGTACCAGTCTTTCCGCCTCGTTCCATCAATATTGTGCAGCAGGTGCACATGTATTACCTTTGCCATATTCACTCTTTTTGTTTCTGCAAATATACCAAATAATCATTATATGGAATAATTTCGCAATATAAAATTTCAGAAACACCATAAAAAAAGTGGCCTCAGCCACCATTCTACCCCACCCCAACACAACACCAAGCACCAACAGAAACGCAATATAAACCACCCGTAAGCCCCATGTAAACCACAAGAGCCTCAACAAGCCCCAAAAGTAAACCAAATGTAAGCCTATGTAAACGCTTCGTTTTACGCCGTCATTTCAGCCACACACGCCTAACTCGTTGAAACACAAACCTCTCACCCATTTTTCAGCCGACCGACTCATATACGCTTCGTTCTGTGCCCCATAAAAATATATTTCCTTATTCTTTTGCGATCTTTTGAAGATGCGCTCCATATTATTGTTTTTCATATTATTGTTTATGATAGAGTTCTTTTTTCTTCACATAGTTTGTCAAAGGCTTCTGCACATGCGAAGGTAAGCAGCGTACCATCGCTGAAACAAGTTTTTCATCCTATTTATTTTTGTCTCAGATTTAAAATTCGAGTTTGAAACCCTTATGCTTCAGTTCTTCATAGCTTTCTTTATTGAAGCTGTATAAGTTTGCCTTGCGTTTAGGTGTTGGCCACACCGTTTCGTCAAGCTTTACGAGCAGATCGAAGTGGAGCATCTTTTTGGCAAAATTAGCGCGGTCGAACTTCACATCAAGTATTGCCTCATAGAGCAGCTGCAGTTCTTTCATTGTGAATTTCTCGGGCAGCAGGTCGAAGCCGATAGGTCGGAAATGAAGCCGTTCGCGCAACGCCGACAGTGCATGACGCAGTATGCGGTCGTGGTCGAATGCTAATTGTGGAATATCCTCGATGTCGAACCACTGAGCCTTTACCGCATCGTCACCGCCCCTCACCTTCTGAATCTTGCACAGGGCATAATAGGCTATTGTTATGACGCGCTCGCGAGGGTCGCGGTTAGGTTCGGTAAAGGCATGAAACTGCTCCATGTATTCTGCCACCATTCCCGTTTCTTCCATCAGTTCACGCTTCGCACCTTGCTCAGCACTCTCGTCCATTTTCAAAAAGCCGCCAGGGAAAGCCCAGCGTCCTTTGTATGGTTCGAGTCCTCGTTCTATCAGCAGAATCTTTAGCTTTGCACCATCAAATCCGAAGATTATACAATCGGTTGTAACAGCGGGGTGCGGATACTTATATGAATACATTTTTTCTTCCATACTTCAACTTGTGTAAGTTTTACACCACAAATATATATATTATTATTCATACCACCAAAACAGTAGGAGTTTTATTTTAAATAAATTGTAATATTAATATCATTATCTCATACACAAGCATATCTGAAAATCTTTGTGCTATAAAGAATTATTCATATCTTTACCATCCATCAAACTATTTACTGAATGTCCCTAATTTGAGTGCTTACTAGCCATACGGCATTGAGGCGAGGCATAGTAGCATCAACATTACGAGAATGATATAGACTTGTTTCACTATCGCCGATAGAATCTTTCTTGTTCCATTTCTTCTACTTCATCTTCCCATTCCTCTCCAAAGAGTTCTTCCATTTCCGATTCATATTCAACTTTGGCATCCTGCCAGTCATAGAACATGAAAACAGTGGGGAACGACAGCCACACAGCAATAATAACGCATATATACCAGCAAGTTGATTGAGACATAGCTCCGTCCCAACCAATTTTTGTCTTTTTGCAATAGATAAACGAGGATGCATAAAACACACACACTGGTATGGCATAAAAAAGTATGTGCAGGCCTGTTGGCAAGTAAGAAAGCCAATGACTTACGTAGAAATATGTTTCAAGACCTACATATACAGACACTATAAATGCTGCGGTTAGTGGCTTCGGTTTCGATCTCCACATTCCCACACCAATGATGATGGCCCAAATTACAGCGTTAATCCAAAATGACATAGTAGAAGAAAATTATTTGTATACTCCATAAACATCAAACTCATCTGTCTTTTTCTTTATGACAGATAGTATCTCATCCTGTGGCATATTAATTGGGAAATTCCACATTTGTTTAGCTGTCTCACCTCCGCCCAGGTCAATGTGTGCCTGATATCTGACGTTCAACAGCTTGAATGTTGGCTGTATGATAACAGACCACAAGCCGCACTCTCTATTAAAAATAGGGTCGGTAAAAGTTCCGCCAATCGTGATAAAGTCTTTCTTATCTTGAATAATCCGAGCACTACGGTACTCTAATAAACCATCAATTAACGACTTATAGATAGTTTTTATTCCACCTTTAGCAGCTATAACACTACGTTGTTTGTTAAAATCCATCAGGAACCTAAGGAATATCCAGGCAAAAACAACAGCAATAACAACTAATATCCAAACCATTATTTAGCTTACTAATTTTACAATTCCCCAAATAATAAGAGCTATTATTACGATTCCCATCAAACAACATCCCTTTGCCCGTTTTTCTTTTTCTTGCCGTGCATATCGTTTATAGCATGACTTACAGACGTGATAGATTGCTCCACTATGCAGATTCTGCAATTTGTAGATCAGATCATCCTCCCTAACAGAGCACATGGGACATTTGCCATTATCAAGCAATCCAACATGTTTCAAATGGTTCACAGCCTGAGGGTCGAACACGATAGCACCGCCAAAAGTGAATTCATCAGGCTCGTATTCAAACTGCTCACCATTAAATTCTTGTCTAAAACCAGCATTGTTTAGTTCCTTACAAATTGCAGACTCATATTCTTCTTGAGTCATCGCTTTTACTTGTTCTCTTGTATATTTCATAGAATAATCACCTTTTTGGATATTTCCTCATTAGTTCACGATTAACTTTATTCCAAAAGTCCCCCAAATACTCACTAAACCGGATTAAGTTGTCATCTATTCCAAAAGGATCTGGGTGATAGTGGGCAAAATCAATGTGTACAAATCTTGCATAAAGAGTTTCAGGAAAGAACATTTTCGTATGCGGGTAGTCACACTTCAACATTCCCATCATTTGTGATTTGTATTGGCTGACTCTAAACATAAATTGCTCCATGTCTGATTGATTGTATTGCCCCGTATTGCGAACAGCTTGGAAAATCGTTTCAAAGAATTCGTTTCTGTTAGAGTTTTTGCTCAGATAACCATAGCTCTTTCCATAATCAAGAGTTATCCAGCCACAAAACAGATAGATTTCTTCTTTGTCATACGTTGCACCTCTTAATTTGGGTGCAGATTGAAGGAAATCAGTTGTCCATTTTGACGTTAACTGTATCATTTCCTCCGAAGAATATAGCGTACCACTATTACTTTTTGAGCCAAAAAGAAAATCAAACAATCCCATACTATCGGTTATTTTTAATATTCAACTTTTATTGAGAACCCAATCTCTGACAAACCTTAATTCCGCAACACTATTGTAAATTAAACCTTTTAAGTACCTAAGTAACAAAAAGTTCTTGGACAAGCCGAGCGGCCCAGTTTTTTGCCATATCGAAGAATTCACTTATCTTAGTGTTGCAAAAACAAACAAGAGAATCCGACGATAGGCATGGCGAAGATACAAATTAAATCTGAGATACTCACTCCTTTTGGAGAAATATTTTTTGTCATGGAGCAATTCGACTCCACATTGTCATCTGTAATCGACTCAACCCTCGGTCTAAGGTGTAAATCGTTCGGTTAAAAGCGTTTGTCTTCAGGTTTATCTCTGTACCAGCCAAGTGGATTAAAACATCAAGGCGGTATGTGTTGAATATCTATACCTGTAACAATGCTTACGCAGATGTATTCCAGACTGATTTGGGATAATGCCTACAACTTATGGATATGATAATGCGTATTGTCTCAAGTCGCATTGTGGGACAAGGGGATATTGTAGGCAGAAGTGGCTGTTTCAGCCTCAATTTATCTGCTAATTCAGTAATGAGAGGACATGTACACGCAATAAGGACGTTGAATGGCTTAGTTACAGATTTGAGGTATCTGAATAAATCTTGTGGTATCTTTTTTGATTGTGCTCCTAACTCCAACTTCTGTGTTCCGTCCCGATTCGTAAGTTAGTCAGCACGACCATTGAAAAAAATAGCTCGCCAAACTGGTATTCCTACTACTAAAGCTGGTATAGAGAGGAAAATCGGAAAATGATATTAAAGTCGGTATCTGGAATATAGTAATTGATATCTATATAAAATCAAGTACGTGAAAAAATCTGCCATATCTTCCAGAATTGCTGTACGGTGCTCATTATCAACATTATAAAGACTGGAAGATATTGCTAAGAAGGGATTATCTGACAGCCTATCTGCCAGCATTAATGGACTATCTTCCATCCAGAACAGACTATCTTCCCGTGTCTTACTGCCGGATAACTGGAAAAAATATCGCTCAAGGATAAAAACTTGAGCGATATTTTTTTGATGTATATATACTAATATCGCAGAGATGCTTACCTATCTACGAGCCTACTGCCCTACCCCCTTCACAAGATAGCGCGTGCAGGTTTCGCACTTGCGGCGGCGCATGCCTGGCATGTTGGCGAGCTTGCGACCGAAGGCGATGAGGGTGTTGGCTTTTAGGGAGGAACCGACCTTCTGCTTTACAACGTCGAAGATTTCGGCGGTAGAGAGCCACTCGGCAGCGGGGTCGAGCGGATCGTCGGCGACGGAGAAGCAGAGGCTGAAGTATTGGTCGGCGGGTTCCTGTATCTCGTAACGACGGTTCCAGAGCATTATCTGCTCGGTCTCTGCCTTGTCGAACCAGCTGCGACGACCGTTGCGCAGGAGCTGCAGTGCCTGGGCGAAGAGCTGACGGTGGTCGGGCACGCGACTGGTGTCGATGGGCGCGGTTAGCTCGATGCCGATGAAACGGCGATTGCCAGAGGGGTCGGCGAGGATGTCGGTCATGTTGCTGGTGGCGATGAACGATGCTTTGCGAGGTAGTTCCTCGATGTGGGTGCCGAACGGGCGTTTCACTTTTACCGACGGCAGCTGAATGATGTTCTTCAGAAAGCCTTGCTGCACACGTGGCGAGATCTGATTGAACTCGTCGAGGTTGATGAGCAGTTGCTGCGACATGGCGAGCATCACCTGGCGACGATCGGAAAGGGCAAGGCTATCGGTGTAGCCCCACTTCAGAGCATCGGGCAGCAGGCGACGGCAGAACGTGCTTTTGTTGTAGCCTTGTGGCGAGATGAGCAGTGGTGCAACGCTGTTGCCGTAGAGTCGGGAGGATTGGTTTTGCCACTGGTTCACCATGGCGAGCAGCCACGTGGTGAACCACTCGCGCCATAGCGGTGTGTCGGTTGGCACGGTGCGGGCGAGGTCGCCGATGTGGTCGTGTCCGTCCCATACGCCTTCGCACTCGGCGAGGTAGTCGCTGACGGGGTCGTACTGGCGAACGTAGTCGGAGTCGATATAGTTGCGTATGTCGTTCTGACTCACCTCGATGCCTTCGCGCTGCACCTCAAGAATGATGCGTCGGCGCATGCGCAAATCGAGTGGTTCGAAGCTGCCGACTGGACTGTCGACGGGGCGATACTCGGTGCAGTTCATAACGGTGTTGTAGCGAAAGGCGTAGTGCGTGGTGAGGAAGTCGATCATGCGGTCGATTGGGCTTGGTGCGGTTGTTTCGTTTTTCATGGTTATTGGTGTTTTGTGTTGTTGTTATAATTCTCACGCTGCGACAACTTCATTGCCACGCTGCGACAACGTTATTGCCACGCTACGGCAACTTCATTGCCACGCTACGGCAACATGGTTATTGTGCTACGGCAACATGGTTATCGCAGAGCGAGAATAATGGGAAAAGGGTAAAAAAAACTACAGAAAGTCGACCTCTTCTGTCGAGTTATCAAATACTACGTTCGTGTAATCGTACTGTGCGAAGAGCTGCTTTATCCACTCTTGCTGCTCGGGCACGAGCTTGGACTTTCCATAATGATAGCGATAGTACATACTTGTTCCGCCGAAGTATTTCCTCATCAGTAGGCGCAAGTTTGAGGCATCGCGTAGTTTCACGTCTTCAAACAGTTGCTTAAATCCTGATGCCAAGCGCACCATGCGCACTGGTTTGAAGTGATCGCACGAACCGTCTGCTCGCAGGGCTGTGGGAAAAATCGCATTACCCTGCGTGCGTGAGGAGTCAAGTGCGACGGACGAGCGAAAGTGTATGCACTCGTTGCAGCGTTTGCAGTTGGAATTGAAGCAATAAGACCAGTTGTTTGGGATGTTGCTGCGCTTGATAGCAGCGTCGTTGATGTTTGTGTTTTCCATTGTACTTTGTTTTTTAGTTTATAGTGTTTCTAAAATTGCTTGCAAAGGTATAATATTGCGCAAGCGTTGTCAAGTTTTTTCAGAAAAAAGTTTTTTCGAGGCTGGAAGATAGAAGGGCTCGGATGGAAGAAAGGCTGGAAGATAACTCGTTTTTAAAGTTATCCTCCAGCCTTTATTTTGCTGAGAATAAATGACTTACAACATAACTGGTAGATGTGGAGGATTTTTTCGCGTATTGAGGTATAATGTAGGAGGCTACGGCATTCTGCCGTAGTCAAAACCTATCTTATGGCTGCGTGGGAGGTGTGTCAAAACTCCCTTATTCTAAAAAAATCACAAAGCCCTGACTTTCACAAGCCAGGGCTTTGCTATGTCTAAAAG